TAACTGGGAGATTAATATGCAACGACCTTTTGATGTAAGTAAATTCAGAAAAAATATAACCAAAGCAATTGATGGAATTAGTGTGGGGTTTAACGACCCAACTGACTGGATCAGCACTAATAATTACACACTCAATTATCTGATTAGTGGAGATTTCTACAAAGGAATTCCGCTAGGTAAGGTAACCGTATTTGCTGGAGAATCCGGTGCTGGTAAAAGTTTTATATGTGCAGGTAATCTAATCAAAAATGCACAAGCACAGGGCATTTATGTGATTTTGATTGACAGCGAAAATGCACTAGACGAAACTTGGCTACATGCCCTGGGTGTAGATACCAGTGAAGACAAGTTGCTCAAGCTGAACATGGCTATGATTGATGATGTAGCCAAAATGATCAGTGAATTCGTAAAAAGCTACAAAGAAATTCCTGAAGCAGATCGCCCCAAGGTCCTATTTGTTTTGGATAGTTTGGGAATGTTATTGACGCCCACAGATGTAAATCAGTTTGATGCTGGTGACTTAAAAGGTGACATGGGTCGTAAACCCAAAGCACTGACCGCATTAGTTCGCAACTGTGTAAACATGTTTGGTAGTTTAAATATTGGTTTGGTTGCTACTAACCATACGTATGCGAGTCAGGATCCTTATAACCCTGATCCAAATATAAGTGGCGGGCAGGGATTCATCTATGCAAGTTCAATTGTGGTGGCCATGAAAAAACTCAAACTAAAAGAAGACGATGATGGTAATAAGGTATCCGAGGTGCGTGGAATTAGAGCGGGGTGCAAAATTATGAAAACTCGCTATGCGAAGCCATTTGAAGATATCGAAATTAAGATCCCATATACCCAAGGCATGGACCCGTATAGTGGACTGTTTGAAATGTTGGAAAAGAGAAATCTCATATCCAAAGATGGCAATCGTTATGTTTATATTGATCTAAGTGGAAAAGAACATAAATATTTCCGCAAGGAATGGAATCGTAACGAAGATGGAATAGCTGATTTGGTAATGAGCGAATTCCAAAAGAAATTGCATGCAAACAATACAACAGATGATGTCGCAGAGTCTTCAGACACATAACCCCAACTATAAACGCAAACAGGAGGCAATTGAATGAGTATTGATGTTGAAGTTTTAGCTGAAGTATATCTTAGTTTGAAAGAATATATCCCAGCCAAAGACAGGCAGGAAGCAGCAGATGCGCTTATGAGTACGATGGTGGATTACTTAAGTGATGATGACTTAAAAGAGTTCGCCGCCGCTGACGGAGCATTGCGCAAAGCTTTCAAAGAATACGCAGGCGATGACGAAATGCTTGAGGATGACGACAGTTAAGAAGTATTTTCCAATACGTACCGCAACTTCTTGTCAGTTAAAATGGAACTGGAGCACGTTGTACCTTAATAATGGTACAACGATGTCCTGCCATAGAACCGCCAACAGTCATTTAACGCCAGAAAACTTTCATACTTTTCACAATACGCCTGTGAAAATTGCTGATAGACAAAGCATGTTAGCGGGACAATGGCCGGAAACAAGCTGTGGTTATTGCAAGAAAATTGAAGAGTCTGGTGGGTTTAGCGACCGCATGCTACACTTAACTATACCCAATCAGTCGCCACCAGAGTTGGAAACAGATCCCACTGCGGTAAATATTTCCCCTACAATTTTGGAAGTCTTTTTAAACAATACATGTAATTTAGCTTGTTTGTATTGCTCATCATTTCTCAGCAGTAAGATAGCAGAAGAAGATAGAAAGCATGGACCATTTAAATCGGGCGATCGTTATCTTATAAAACCAGTACAAGATAAACACTACGAAACTCTATTACCTCATTTTTGGAAGTGGTTTGATGAAAACTTTCACAAGCTAAAACGGTTTCATATATTGGGAGGAGAACCATTCTATCAACAGGAAACTAGCAAACTGTTGGAGTCTATAGAACGAAACCCTAACCCAGACTGTGAACTCAATATAATTTCTAACCTAATGATAGCACAGCCGCGTTTACAGTCTTATATTGAAAAAATCAAACAATTAGTTGCAGAAAGAAAAATAAAAAGGTTTGACCTTACCGCAAGCATAGATTGTTGGGGTGCGCCGCAAGAATATGTAAGGTATGGTTTAAAAGTTGATCAATGGCGGCAAAACTTTGAATATCTACTACAAGAACGCTGGATTGTTTTAAACATTAATCAAACAATAAGTCCACTGACGATTAAAACAATGCCAGAATTATTAGAGTTGTTGGCTGGTTGGAGAAAGGTGCGTAAGGTATGCCACTTTTTTAGTGGCGTAACGCCAGAGCCAACATGGTTAAAGCCACACATATTGGGCCCTGGAGTATTTGACGAAGACTTTAAAAAGATTATATCATTAATGCCTAATACTACCGAGGAAGAAAATAATGCGGTGTCTTACATGACAGGTATTTGGCAAAGCATTGAAAAAAGCAGCATGGATACAAAAGAAGTTCGTGATATGTTTATATATTTGAATGAAAAAGATCGTAGGCGCGGTACTAATTGGCGCCAAGTATTTCCCTGGCTTATAGAATATGAGGCTTTATGTGGTATAACCGCGTAGTTGACGACATAAGTAATTTGCCTGATTTTATCAATTATTACACATCTGAACTAGATTCAGCTCGTCGTGATGTAAGTATTGGTGGCATTGTTGAACGTAATGTTAGGGATTTGCCAGGTATAACTGAGCACAGATTCAATCAATTGCAAGAGATCGAAGCTGTGTTAAATTACATGAATGTGCAGCTACGTAAAATACGTACCGGACATTTCAAAAAGTATTTGGAAAACTACGCCAGAGCACTAACCGCACGTGACGCAGAGAAATACGTTGATGGTGAGGATGAGGTAATTGATTACGAAACACTGATTAATGAAGTAGCCCTACTACGCAACAAATGGCTTGGCTTAATGAAGGGGCTAGAAAGTAAACAGTGGATGCTATCGCACATAACTAAATTAAGATGCGCTGGCATGGAAGACATACAGGTATGATAGATCCACAGGATGTTGACGACTTAATAAACGAATGGAATCTGTGGCGTAACATAGATCATAGGTTAATAAACGATGGTAAACCCAGCAAGATTGATGCCAGTGTTGATCTATTTTTAATGGAACAAAATATTGATGATCTTTTTAGGCAAATGAAGTTAAACAAATTAGCCAATAAAGACGTAACCGCTAACTACAACGAACTTGCTTGCCTTATTAAACAATATCAAGAGCGAGCCTATGTTAACATTTTGCGTGGAGAACATTAGAACGTAATGCAAGCCAAGGTATCCCATCCGCAATTTCTTCCTCAAACCATTCTGTACTAACAATAAATTTTAACCAATTCTCATCGGTAAGTATACTTGCATTATCTATACAATCAATGTTGTTACTGATTGAATTACATAAACTGGATACATCCGCCACGATGGGTATGTGTTTAACCGCAGCTTCAATTACAGAACCAGCATTGTGGCCAATTACACAATGGGCGCGTTGTAAAGCTGCATCAAAATCCGCCGTATCATTTTTGTAATTTCTAACGGGCTGTACGACTGTTGTGCGTTTGTATCTAGCTGCAATACTGTGAAAGTCAACTGATTGTTGTCTTGGGTGTGGCCGTAGCTCTATATGTCTATTACTGCTAGCTCTAATTTTGGTAATTAAATCGTGCAGCCATTTATCAACGCTAGGCTGTCCATGCCATAATAAACTATTTTGTTGTTGACAACATATAATTATATTTTCACCACCACGCACAGTTTTAAACAACGATGCAAACTTAGATAATCTATCACCCTCCACAAACTGTCCTGCGTGTATACCCTGAACGTTGATATTGTTTATACAGACTTTATAAGTTTTTCCACGACATAGATTACCAGTTTCCAAGATTACAACAGGTTTATTTTTTGATCTAAAAGACTGGTAAACTTGATGATTATTTTGCATCCTGCCCTGCCACAGTACACTCCAAATTACTGCTATATC